TCTTTATTCCACCATAGGTCATGCATCTTCAGGCCATAGGATACAGTGCTGTGATCAATGCCAAGTAGTTGACCAGTCACATATACAGTCAGGTGCCTATTGCGGACCATGTACTGAGCAATGAAGTAACGCTTGTAGGCATAGCTGTGTATCCTGGTTTTTCTTCTCAGGTTAAACTTGTCAATGATTTTCATGAGGTCCATGTTTTGGATAGCATGCCACTCATAGATATCTTCCTTGGTCATCATTCTATTCTTTTTGGATCATTAACACCTTTGAACAGGTTACTGGTAGTACCTATCATGCCAGTAGCTTTCATGAAGTCTATCTCGGCCTTAGCACTACCTATCACTGCATTGGATAGGTTACTTATTGCCTGGGCTTTCTCTACTTCAGCAGATAGTTGCTCAGGGCTTAGCTCATCATCATTTAGTCTCTCAAGAGCTGCGAAGAGGTGATCTCTAAGATCATTCATTTGGTTTCTTGCCATGGTTTTTTATTTGTTTGTTTAGTTTACTCTTTAATTTCATGAGCTGCTGTAGCTCCATAGGATAGCGTTGTATGGTGTTTTTTACCATGTTCTCCTTCATGGGTATACATTCCAGGTTAAGTATGCTTAGATTAAGGCTATTGCCATCCTTAAACCTTACCACGTGCCCTGCTGGTATCTCACCATGAACCTGCTCCCAAAGTACTCTATGAGTCAGCTTCCATAGGCCATCCCTTATCTTGGTATAGTGGTAAGGCTTGCCATCACGTTTGTGCACTCTGATACTGGTAGCATGTTCCTCCCGGGTATTGTGTGGCTTGTTACCTGGCTTCCACATAGTACCACCTACCTTGACATACGTAGCAGGTGACATCTTCTTGCCTTTATTGTAAGGCTCATGGCCTTTCTCAAATCGGCTCTTGCTACCTGCCTTTAGTATGGCCTTCTTATTCTGCACGTACCTGGTTAGTGCACTCTTCTTAACACCAAGCCTATACACGTGATTGTAGAGCTGTGAGGTATTCATACCAAGATACTCACATAGAGCTCTTGTAGGTACGGTTGGGTACAGCACCTTGATTAGTTGCTCAGTGGTCATATCCTTACAATTTTGAAGTGACCCATCAAGCAGTCTCCTGACCGTTGCAGTTCTCTCTTTTTCCATTTGCACAGGGCAATGGACTTGAAGCCCCATTGATTGATGAGCTTGTCATGGATGTAGTATTCGAGTTTATACATTTTGCTTTGCATTTAAGGTATTCGTAATAAAGGTCAATATCAAAGGTTCCACCCTTGTCTCCGGCAAAGGATTGCTCCCTCCACCAGCGTGCACATTCATAAAGTGTCTTCAAGGTTCATCCAGTCTTTGAGGTTAGTATCATGTTCATCCCATAGGTCCATAGCTTGAGCAGTGTGCCAAATCTCTTCAGCGAGCATATCCTGTTCCTTCAAGGTGAGTGGTATTTCAATGCCTTCAGTCTCTCCTTCATCCACATAGGCCAGGATATCCTCTAACTCTACCTTAAAGGAGCCATCAAGGTCATCCACCAGGGTATATATACAGCTACCATAGATATAGGTGCTATTGTTACGTGTCAAGTCATAGTGACAGGTATGGTCTTTAGTTAGGTGTACGTTCATAACATCATAAGTATTAAGAGTTTATAGATTACATAGGGTAGGAGGGCTATCACTATGAAGCCCCCCACAGCATCAATGAATTGTTTTTTAGTCATTGGTAGATAAATTTAATCGGTTAAGTAACTCTTCTACAGCATACAGCTTGGTGTAAGTTCGCTGGGTGTCTTCATCTAATATCCCAAAGGCATCTCGGTTTTCCTCGTAGTCAGCATTAAGCTCTTGAGCATAGTTCTGGATGATCTCCAGGATTTCTTCTTTTGTCATTTTGTAATTTTTTATTGGTTAATACCTTACAAAGATACAAAAAGTTTCATATCTGCAAATAATTGTTAGATATTTTTTAGTTATTAGTAAAATTTAGAATGATTCTAAATAAGAAAACTGATAGAATTAGATAAACCTTAGATGAACTTTAGATATATTTAAGCCTTTAGACGTAGAAAATACCTTGAAAATTAAGCCTTTAGGCTGGGAGTGGCTTGCTCTTGCGGTAGATATATCGCTGATAGTTGGAGAATGTGAGCTGGTTGATCTTGTGGTGCTTGCCACAGTCTCTGCACTTCAACCAGTGATGTACAGTACCTGCTACTGTGACTGTCTTCCGGTTGTACTGGAAGGTACTACCACTACATTCAGGGCATTCAAACTTGTCACCTCCATGCTGTACTGCATAGTTATGCTGTGGCATAGTGTAGCTATTGAGCTTGTTGAATACACCCTCAAGGACCTGTACATCCATCTTGCAGTACTCTACCATCTTATTCAGTGCGGCTTGGTCCTTTCTGAATACAATATCCTTCCATAGATCTAAGCCACCGGTATCCATCTTAGCACCTACCTTGAGCAGTTGAGCTATGTAGTCCAGCTTATTGCTGTTAAAATTGAAGTACTTTTTAGCCCATTTAAGTGTGTCAATGGTCTTGGGTGCAGGCATAACATCAATGTCATGCAATAAAGCTCTTGTGCGTATCCATTTAAGGTCAAATCTATCACCATTGTGAGCCACTATCTCATCTGCTTGGTTCATGATTTTGATGAAGTCACGTATCATGGCCTTATCACTTTGGTTCTTGGACCAGGTTAGGCTGTGGATGGTATCTTCACCCTCCCATTTGTAGCAGATGCAGATGATAGCACGCTCGTGAATGATATCTTGTGGGTTGATTGTAATGTTGTAGCCTGTTCTCCAGAACACTCCTACATTGAATGAGGTCTCTATATCATAAAAGAGCCTCTTTCTCATACCATCAATTTACTGCGTATCAAGCTCCATAGTAGCCTGAGCAGGATTGGTATGGCCAAGCCAAGCCAAAACGGCCACCACCTGGTCTTGTACTTCACTACTTCATGCTGCTTGGTAATGATATCACCCTTGATCTTCTCTATCTTGGTCTTGTACTTGTACTCTATCCTGGTCTGCCACCTGGTCTTTGGTATTTGTACGTTGTTAAAAATAACAACCGTGTCTTTTGTAGTGATGTACTTCTGCCATACAATAGTATCATTGACTATGACTGGTATGCTGTCAAGACTTGTTATCCGGATAGTATCACTATCCTTCACTATCTTCAGGCCATTAGCCAGTGCACGCTTGTAGTGGTATTGTGCACGCTTGGGAGCTGAGCAGGATGTCGCAAATATAGTAGAAACTAGCGACAAAATAATTATTGAAAGTCTCATGTGCTATAGGCTTTGTAACATCTTAATCATTCGGGGGCATGGGTAGATATCACTCTTATCCTTGCGTACTGAGTTATGGGTGTAGATGCCAGGAGTACCCTTGAAGGCTTCCACATCAATGCTGAATATCTCTGGTCGGTATGCCTTGGGTATCTTATAGGTATCACATAGGTATACTACAAGCTGTCTCAAGGACTCTATCTGCTCGTCAGTGTACTTCTGCCAATATAGATGCCCTTTGTACAGTTGATCAAGCTTGGTTACCTGTGAAGGATCCACCACGCTATTGACATAGTTGTAGTACTTGCCATCTTTAAGATGCAATGGTCCCCAGTTGCATACTTCAATACCTATGCTGAGCTTATTAAGGTTCTTGTAGGTTACTCCATGTGGAAAGTCTTGTTGGTCTACTCCAAGATGCCAAGCCCAGTGCTTAGAGCTGAAGCATTGTACTATGGTTCCTTTATTGCCTATGACAAAGGCAGTAGCTATCCTGGTCTCGTTGCTATTCCAAAATTTGGATACAGCCACTGCATCACCTCCCCCTGCTGTGTGGTGTAGGTATATTTGAGTCTTGGGGCTTTCTTCTTGGAAGTATTGCTTATCAGATAGTCGTGCCTGTACTATCTTGGTTGTGTCTAAGTTCATCTGCATCTTGTTTTAGTTCTTTAGCTCGTGATATTAAGTTCTTGGCACTTTGCCATAGGTCAATACCTTTCACTGCCTTGTAGTTCTCGTTGATACTCACCACCTCAATGCTCACAAGTACCAAGCTGAGGACCTTAGTCAGCATCAAAGGTACACTGAAGAAGGTTAACAAAATAT